CGGCGACAGGGTGAAACTGCTCTGTTGAACGAAGAATCCGCTAAATTCATGGTTACAGACCGGCTCGGGGATGTTTACACAAAATTTTCCGCACTACCTATATTCCTGAACAAAACCATAAGGATGATGCAGGATTTGACCTTAAGTCGCGGGGCACACATACCATACAACCAGGGGAGACATGCAAAGTTCCTACAGGTGTTCGTATGGCCATACCATGGAGATGTGGTGGTTTTATTTTCCCTCGCTCTGGTTTGGCAACGACTAAAGGCTTGCGTCTTGCAAATTGCGTAGGTGTAGTTGATAACAACTACCGAGGCGAAATTGGTGTTCCTCTTTACAACGACTCTAGGGAAGCTCAAACCGTAAAAGATGGAGACAGAATAGCACAGCTGATTATTTTACGTGTTGAATTCCCAACCTGGAGATTGGAGCTTTTGGGAGGGCCTAGATATTGAATTCGTAAAATGGGCCGATGAACTGTGGGTTGTAAGGCTTGATGGGTGGAAAAGGTCGATAGGAGTAATGACAGAAATACAGAAAGCTAAAGAACTGGGAAAAGTCATACGTTACATTTAGTATTGTTTAAAGAGGAGGTCAAAAATGAATGAAGTTGAAAAATTAGCTGCAATTATAGAATTACTAGTGAGCTATCACCCCTCGGGTATTCTTATCCTTTTGGGGGAAAGGCCTCCTCTATCTGCTTTAGAATGGGCTGATTTAGCAAGATCTATTCAGAAAGAAACAGATATTGAGCACATAGATATGAGCATAAATACCGATGGCTTTTTTAGTCAGATTACCATAGGAGATACGATCATTTCGTTTATAGAAAAACTAGGGTCATGGGATGTCGTTGTCGAGGCAGTTCAGTCATTCCGAAGAATTTTCCCGTCAGATTGGAATTTATTTGTTGAGCATATTCGTTTTATTTCCACCCCGCTTTCTTCGCGACTCAACAGCGAAAGCATGTTATCCCGAATTGCTGATAAATATTGTGTTGATAACAAAACTGTTACGCGCCGTCGAAAGTTGGTACCTTTATCTATAGCAAGAGAGGCTATTGGAGGATTTCAAATGGCGCTGTTTGAATAAATAAATGTAGCTAACGAGAACTCAAAGTCTCTGATACTCCGTTAATAATATACTTAATGTTCCGCTGATAATCTTTTTAAAACTGTTAAAATGGTAGTGTGGAAATAAATATGAAAGGCCCTGGCAGATTCTTCTGTCGGGGCCTTTTTATTGCAGGAGGGGTTTATACATCCAATAATCTTTATAACAAAATTATATGCAGTAATAACGGATCCGCTTTATGCAGAAATTGCAACGGAAAGAGTGGATGAACTAATAGCAGCATAGCCTAAGAGGTGAGCGGGAGTACCCGTTCACCTCTTACTTATATAGAGGAGGGAAAAGAATGTACGCCATATGGGGAATACCTGAACGCAAACGCGTAAGGATTGGAGTTTCAAATGCGCGTTTTTCACCTCTCCAATTTGGCGCTGAGATTATTGCCCTCGTAGAACCTTGCGACGTAAATTTAATGCGCCGTTGGTGTGAACGAAGGGCAAAGCGTGGCTGGTCTATTAATCGAATGAGGCAGGCGTGTGGTGAAATATGAATGCAGTTCAACCGCTTAAAGATCGAAAACAAATTAAAGCGATGCTCAAATATCTTCATAAGAAAAATTTTAGAGATTACGGTTGGGTTTTTATGGGAATACACGTTGGGTTGCGGATAACGGATCTTCTAAAACTAAAAGTGAAAGATGTTCTTGTTGAAAAGCCTGGGGGCAGAAGGCAGATTCGAACACACATAAACATAAAAGAAAACAAGACAAGAAAAACCCGTCTCATAAAGATAAATAATCCCGTCAGAGATTTTTTAAGAGAATATCTAACACCTTTTAAAGAAGCTGAGATGGAATATCCTCTTTTTATTTCACGCAAGAGAAACAAAGATGGAAGTCTTAGAAGCATCACTAGGCAAACAGCGTACGCAATTCTTAAAGAGGCAAAAGAGGCCTGCGGAATAGAAGAATCAGTAGGAACACACACTATACGTAAAACATGGGGATACTGGGCTTATAAAACTACAAAAGATATAGCTGCCATACAAGAGATATATGGCCACAACTCAGCAAAGGACACGCTTCGCTACATTTGCGTTGATCAAGTCCAGAAGGATTTTATCTATGAAAGTGTTACCTTCCAGGGAATTAAATAAGCGATATAAATAAGTTTTTTAATAAACGCAAAATTAAGGCATTTATAACTGGCAACAAAGCCTGTGTTCATGCGGCTCGAAGTTGTAGTTGGCGAATGTTACAGAACATAAGTTATGTCAGATTCATATAAGAGGACTTCTGAAACTTTAAGGCCTTCGTAAAGCCCGTTGTTGAGCAGGTTTAGGGGTTTTTGGGTCCTTCCTGGAGAAAAAGACTAAGGCGGGTAGCCGACCCCGGGGTTTTTCCCGGTAAAAAAATGAAAAAAGGGTTAAATGTAAAACAACGAAATTGAAAGATTAAATGGTTTTTGGGTAATTGAACTAAAGTTTACAGACGGGTGGAGGTGGGTGCTAAATGCCGAAAGCAAACGTAAAAGTAATAAACGATGATGAGATATTGCTTTCTACGAAACGCTGTTCTGCTTTTTTTGGTGTTTCCCCCAAAACCTTGCTTGAATGGCGAAAAATGGGGTGTCCTCAAGAATCAAGAGGATGGTGGAATCCAGAAGACGTATTGCGTTGGCGTTCACAGGTTACATCTGAAGACGGTAAGGTCGAAGATGAGAACTGGATTGCTTTAAAAACAAAAGCAGACGCTTTATATAAACAAGCGAAAGCAGAACAGGAAAAAATAAGGTTGCAAGAGCTGAAGGGCCTTTACATGAAAAAAGAAGAAGTCTATTCGGAGTGGGCTAATAGATTAGCTGTTTGTAAGGCAAATATGTTTACTTGGTCGAGAACTCTTGCGTCTATTTTGGTTGGTCGAAATCTGAGAGAGATAGAGAAGATAATTTACGATGAAACGTACTTGTTATGGGAACAATATTATAGAGAGGGTCCATTCACGCCTCGAAACGTAGAGGGTGAGAGTGTTGCCTAACTGGTCTTATCAAGAAATATCAGTAGCTCGTCCCCCTGAACGAATGTCTGTTTCAGAATGGGCAGATCGTTTTAGAGTATTAGATCGACGAATATCTGCCAAGCCAGGACCTTGGCGTACAAGTTTTACACCATACTTGAAGGATGTTATGGATTATTGGACTAATCCAGAAGTAGAAGAAATCGTGATCTGTAAAGCGGCACAAAGTGGCGGTACAGAAGCTGCTCTGAATTGTCTTGGATATTCAATCGATCAAGATCCCAGCTCTGCGCTTATCGTTTATCCTTCATTGGAAATTGCGGAGTGGACGAGTGAAAACCGTATTCAACCGATGGTTGAAGCATCTTCTCGTCTCCGAGAGAAGTTTTTGCATAATGAGTCAGATCGCCTCGAGCTCCAGTTCCCAGGAATGTATCTTGTCTTAGCTGGAGCTAACAGTCCAGCAAGCCTAGCAAGCCGGCCAGTTAGATATCTTATTTTTGATGAAATTGATAAATACCCTCCCTTTAGCGGAAAAGAAGCAAGTCCGCTGAAATTGGGCAAAGAGAGGACGAAGTCTTTTAGCAGTAACAGAAAGATACTTTATATTTCTACTCCTACATTGAGTAATAAGGGGATTTGGCTATACATGAGATCTAGCGATTTGATTCTGCATTACTATGTGCCATGCCCTCATTGTGGCCAGCTTCAAAAACTTTCGTTTTCTCAAATAAAATGGGCAGAATATTTAACCGAAAAATATGACAAGCTTGGTGACAATCTAGAAGAACGCCGCAGTTTAGAACAAAAGATACGAGATTCAGCTTGGTATGAATGCGAACATTGCAAAAAAACTATATATGACAAAGACAAACCTGAAATGTTATTGAAGGGGAAATGGCTTCCAAAGGAAAAGGCAACTGGCCCTGTTAGAAGAGTTGCTTTCCATTGGAATTCTCTATATGCACCAATGCTCACGTTTGGAGATGTCGCAGCAGAGTTCATTAGTAGCAAGAACCTTCCAGAAACTCTTATGAACTTTATTAACTCATGGTTGGCTGAACCATGGGAAGAGAAGGCCACTGCGCTTAAAAGTGATATCGTTCTTAAAGCAGCATGGACTCATTCCAGAGGCATTGTTCCTAATAACGCTCTGGTTCTTACTGCAGGAGTAGATATCCAAAAAGGACATATGTTTTATGTAATACGAGCATGGGGAGAACGGCTCACGTCGTGGCTTGTCGATTATGGCCGTTGTGAAAATTGGCAAGAAGTTGAAGATGTGATTGTCAACAGACAATATAAGGCCGAAGATGGAGGCATATCGTTTCAAGTCAAGCTAGCCATGATAGACAGTGGTTATAGAACAGATGAAGTTTATGATTTTTGTGCAATATTTTCTGACGTATGCAAACCTGTAAAAGGTTCTTCAAAACCCCTTCGAGCTCCATATTCCATATCTAGTATTGATAAAGATGAAATCGGCGGATTAAAGCTATGGATAGCAGATGGAGATTATTACAAGAGTCTAATCCACGGAAGGTTACGCAAAAAGCCTGGTAGTTATGGTTCTTGGATGATCTTTAAAAACTGTTCTCGAGAATATGCTGATCAGATTTGTGCTGAGCGAAAAATCACACTTTACGATCAAAGAACGAAACGAACGCGGCAATCATGGGAACCGATTTCGCAACATGCACAAAACCATTTGCTTGATGCTGAAGTATATGCAGCTGTTGCAGCTGACGTTTTAGGTGTTCGTTATTTGGTAGCAGAAGATGAAATATCCAGTGAAGCCTATACACAACAAACACAAGAAGAGACAACAGATACAGAAGAATGGATTCCCAGAACTGAAGGCTGGTTGAGAGTTTAAACAGAAAGGAGGGTGTCCATGACGTATGAAGAGGAGCTTGCTCTGTACGAAGAAGCTTTGCGGGCAATACTGGCAGGGCAGGAGTATCAAATAGGAACAATGCGACTTCGGCGAGCAAATATCGAACATGTGCAGAATAGGATTGATTATTTGCGTCAGCAAGTTGCTATGCAATCTATGGGGTCAAGGACGTATGTGTCATGGTAAGAAAGGTTGAAGAAATAAAACCTAATTTAGTAGACCGCGTTATATCATGGTTTAGCCCCGAAAAAGCATATTATCGCATGGCGTATAGACATGCTGAACAAGAGATGCGTAACTATAACGCAGCAAGGTGGGATCGTTTTGGTAGTGGCTGGGAACCGGTAAACCAAAAGCCAGAAGAAACAGATGCAGCTTTTCGAGATCGAATAAAGGCAAGAGCAAGAGATCTTGAACGCAATAGTGAAATTGGGAATAGTGTGTTGCTTGCTCTTGAGCGAAATGTAATAGGACAGGGGATACGCCCACAAGCCCGAATAAAAAACGAAGACGGTTCAGACAACGAAGACCTGAATCAGCGCCTTGAAGATCTTTGGGAAGAATGGGTTTATTCATGCGATGTTACAGAACAAAGCACATTTTACGAATTACAAAACATGGCTCTTAGACGCATGATCGTAGACGGTGATTCTCTTACCCTAAATGTCTACGATACGAGCGATTTCCCATTTAAATTGCAGATGCTTGAATCTGATGCCCTTGATACCTTCAATTCTTATGCAAAAAATAAACGCGTCTTTTCTGGGGTAGAGGTTAACGATCAGTATAAGCCCTTAGCTTATTGGATTTATGAAGACGAGCTTTCCCTGCCTCTAAAAGGACGAAACTTCACTTCTAAGCGTATTTCGGCTGATCGTATTTTACATTTGTTCATTAAAAAACGTCCTCAGCAGGTCAGGGGTATGTCCTATTTTGCACCGATTATGGGTCGTGTGCGAGATATGGATGAATATTTAGATGCTGAACTTATGGCTAGCCGAATAGCAGCATGTTTTGCGGCTTTTGTAAAAACGAAAGCTCCTGGGGATCGGATTGGTAGACAATCACGAACAATAGATGGTAAGCGTCGAGAAACTTTGGAGCCTGGGATTATAGATTATCTTCTCCCAGGTGAGGATGTTTCTTTTTCTGATCCACCACGACCAAACACAAAAGCAAATGAATTTATTCAGATGCAGCTTCGCCTTTCTGGCGCAGGGGTCGGTCAGTCGTATGAAATGATCTCTAGAGATGTGTCACAGGTGAATTATTCCAGTGCGCGGCAAGCACATCTTGAAGATAGACAAGGTTTTAAGGTCTTACAGCAATTTATAAAAGATCATTTCTGTAGGCCGATATGGCCAGAATTTGTAACTGCTTGTGTGTTGGCTGGTAAGGTTCGTATCCCTGATTATTTTTCGAACATAAAGAGGTACACAAAATCCGTATGGATCACGCCTGGTTGGCAATTTGTAGATCCCCTAAAGGAAGCTGCTGGAATGCAGAAAGAACTTGATATGGGTATTACATCTCTATCTGAAATATGTGCAGCCAGAGGTAAGGATTGGCAGGAAATACTTGACCAAATCCGTCGTGAGCAGGAATACGCAGAAAAAATAGGGTTAATGAAGGAGGTCGGCTCTATTGCCAAAAATAGCAAATAGGAAAGAAAAAGAACGTTTAAAAGAAACATCGTTGTACAGAGAGTATCAAATAGAAAGAGACAATATTGACGAGAGCTCGCGAACCGTTGAGCTCTCTTTTTCGTCTGAAGCGATAGTGACTAGACAGGGATGGCTTTCTTCGTGGCAAGAAGTTTTAGGGCATGAAAAAGGCAATGTTGATTTAACCCGTATCAATGAGATGGGGGTGTTGTTGTGGAACCATAAGAGTGACGTTCCTATAGGTGCAATAGAGTCTGCGTGGCTTGATGAAAATGAACGAAAATGCAGAGCAAAAGTTCGCTTTGATGACGATGAAGAAAGCGAAAAAATTTTTAGAAAGGTCGTAAACAATACACTTAAAGGCGTTTCTGTCGGTTACCGTGTAACAAATTGGGAAATAGTTGATGGAGACGAAATAAGTACATGCGGCCGATTCACAGGGCCTTGCGAGATAGCGAGAAAGTGGGAACCACTTGAGATAAGTATTGCATCTGTTCCAGCAGATGCAACTGTTGGCGTAGGTAGAAGTTTAGATGAGGAGGGGGATAACGCAATGCCAAAGCCTAACGAGAGAGTGGATGTAGTAGAGAGAGTCTCACCAGAAGATATAGACCGCGTAACAAGAGATGAGCGTGTTCGCACTGCGGAAATATTGGCAATGGGGCAAAGATTTGAAATGGATCTCAGCGAGCATATTAGATCTGGCGATTCGGTAGAAATGGTTCGAAAAATAGTCATGGATAAACTTGCGGAAGAAAGAAAAGCATTAGCTCCTGCTGTTGTTACCTTAGATGAAAAGGAAAAATTTAGAAATGCTGCCCGTGACGCATTATGTCTTCGTGGTGGTCTTAAAATCGCCAAATTTGCACCTGGAGCAGATGAATTACGAAGCTTTTCATTGCGTGAGCTGGCGCGCGAAGCATTAGCAAAATCTGGAGAAAGTACAAGGGGCGACATGATGGAAATGATAGGGAGAGCTCTTACTACCTCCGATCTTCCCGTTATTTTGGGTGGAACAGCTAATTTAAGCCTTATGGAAGGGTGGGAGAGCGAGGAAGAAACATGGCCTATTTGGGTTGACGACACGGGGGTTGTGAGTGATTTCAAAATCCACACTACAGCTCGTGCCGGCGACTTGACTGATCTAGATAAAGTCAGAGAAGGTGGCGAATATAAATATGCCGAAATCTCTGAAACTTTTGAACAATATCAGGTGGCCAAATTCGGTAAATTATTCTCTATTACCCGAGAGGCTATCGTAAATGATGATCTTGGAGCAATTACAGATATACCGAAGCGTATGGGAGAAGCTGCTCGTAGAAAATTAGGAGACATCGCATATGCGGCCTTGACCAGTAATCCCAAAATGGGTGATGGAAAGGATCTCTTTCATGCAAATCACGGCAACTTAATGACAGCTGCCGGCATCAGTTTTACAAATTTTGAAGCAACAATAGAAGCTCTTGGAAAGGCTATCGAAGCTATGAAAAGCCAAAAAGATATTGGTGGAAAGCGTAGGCTCAATATTCGTCCAATGTTTTTTATTGCTCCAGTAGCTCTTGAAGCCGTTGCTCGGCGTTTTTTTGCACAAGAGCAATCTCCAATGACGATTACCTTAGATACAGGGCAGAGCGTTGCAATGGGAAATGGTGCAAACCCATACGCAAAGGATTACTTTACATTGGTTTTCGACCCGAGACTTGATGACGTTAGTCAAAAAGCGTGGTATTTAGCCGCTCGAAAGGGAAAAACTGTCAGGATGTTTTTCTTGAACGGTGCAAAAGCACCGTACCTTGAGCAGCGACAGGGCTGGTCTGTCGATGGAACGGAATACAAGGTGCGTATTGAAGCTGGCGCAAAAGCAGTTGATTGGCGTGGTCTTGTAATGAATCCTGGAGCATAGAGGAGGGGGGATATATATGAGTAAAGAAGCTGTCTATTTGCAGGAAGGCAAGGTAATAGATTGGAAAAACGATACAACCTCTAATGGGTAGTGCGGAAAATTTTGTGTAAACATCCCCGAGCCGGTCTGTAACCATGAATTTAGCGGATTCTTCGTTCAACAGAGCAGTTTCACCCTGTCGCCGA